CGCAACTACAGCAGGAGCAGTTAATGGATCAAGTACAACAATATTAATTAATCCAATAAAATCACTAGAACTCGAAGTACACCAAGTTCTTTCAGATATATAGGGAATAGTAAAATAAAATTCATCTGTTTCACGAATATCAACTATATTTCTATACATATATGCACTTGCCACTGCTGTTGGACTGGAAACAGCACCTGCATACAAACTATTCGGAGCAAAAGTAATTAATAATCTACCGGAGTGAAATTTAGTCTTTGAGATGACCACTTTAAATTCAATAGATCCTCTCCACAAGTTAAAATGACTAGCAACATATACAAAGGGTGCTGACACAACTAAATTAACGGCTCCATCTGCATATGTTTGTCTAAATGCATTTGGATTCATCAATTTATTAAACAATACTGTATTCACAGTTGAAGTTGTAGGCCAATTCACACTAAGATGATGAGACCATATCGAGTTCAAGAACTCGAAAGACATTTCATCTACACTAGATCCCATCTCATGAGCCCCAAATTCAACGTGGTTACCAACGGTCATGGAAAGTGGTTCTGCAACTGAACCTCCATCAGTAGCTGCCATATATGGTATGTTACTACGCCCAACTCTTTTGGGTTGTTCTATAACATTTGGTTTAGAGTAGCCAAAAGATTTTGCTAAACCAGCAGCTGCATCAAGAACCCATGACAGCGGCTGTAATATTGGTCCAACAATTGGAACTGGTGCGAAACCATTAGCAATTACAGATGCCATTCGCAAAGCTGCGGATGGCTTCATATCCTCCTGTTCTTCGGTCAAAAGATCGATCTTCTTCCTTCTTGGTCCGCCACCCATCTGTGGTGTAGAAATAGCGCCTAGTTCTACATTCTCATAATGAGCCCACAACGTGAACGAAGCAGTTGTTGATCCAGAAGTTGAAGCCAATTCTTGGAACGGATAAATGAAAAATGAGCCAATACTATTCAATCCAGGAATAGCTAAGGTATTTACTTGAGCAAGTTGGGCTGATTTCCATGGAACTCTCAACGTTACTTTTGTGTCACATCCTAGATTCATAAATACTCCCGGCAATTGAGAGACTTGAACTTGACAAAATCTATGTTGTAAATACCAATTTATAGCTTGTTGGGTTGTACTGGAAATACCTCCTGAATGAAGAAAAGCAACGTAGTATAGACCTTGTTGCATTGGATTAGCATTGCATTCTAAAGTTAAAACTAGGTCTCCTCTCCATAAAAAGACGCCTTCCAACTTTCTCGCCATCATAGTTTGTATCGCTGCGTATTCAAACACCCATGGGCCAAATGTGGTTGGACCATCAGTGGTTGCAAATACACTCGTTAAAACTGGATAGGGTCTGGCTAAAACCCTTGCGATTTCCGTTAGGCCATTTCCATTCGTGAAACTTCCAAGAAGTTTTCTCACTCTTCTGGAGAAAGGCTGAACTGAATTATGTACATGTCCATCATCTACTAGGACGATATCTTTGGGATGAGCTGAAGGACCTGTCTCGACTTCTTCAACATCATCAGTATTGCGCGTTGGAGCAGATGCATCCATCTGCTCAACGCTTAGATATTCTTGAATATCTTTTATCTTTATAGCTTTAAAGAGTTTACTATCTAAAGATGAAATAGTAAGTTGTAATGCGGGATTAGTTTGATGTACTTGAATCAGTTGGCAATTTGACTCTTGAGGTGTAAGACGACTACTGCATACTTGAGCCAGTAGATAACTGTAAG